ATGCAATAGCAATACAACAGGCACAGAGTACCAATAGTTTGCGTGTAAGGAATGAAGAAGACATAAAGGAGGTATTACGCTATTCAATGCTTTTGGTTGGCTTACGAGGCAACAATCTACCAACAGAAGAAGAAAAATTTGTACTGACTAATTTTGTGAGATCTAATTTTGGAAATCAAACACCAGAAGAAATTAAGATTGCTTTTGAAATGGCAGTTGCTGGCAAATTACAAGTAGATGCTAAATGCTATGAGAATTTCAGTTGTGAATACTTTGGGAGAATTATGAATGCTTATTTAGAATTTGCAAGACAAGAAATAAAGAACTTACCTAAACCCATTGAACAAGTGAAAGAAAAGCCAAGTGATCAAGAATTAAAGAAGCAGGCAATAGATACTGCAAACGAATATGCCAATCAGATAAGACACTGCGAAAAGAATGATAAGAAGTTTACATTTATTGCTGGAGGTCTTTCAGTTCTATTTGATTATTTAGAACAATTCAAAATACCAACCATATCAAAAGAAGAAAGGTTAGAACTTTGGGAAAAGTATTCTGGTATTAAAGACATTGAAGAACGTAAACTATATTGCAAAACACAAGGGTACATTAAATTTGTTAACTCTTTAGTTAACTTTGATTGCTATATTGATCAAGATGGAACTATTAAACCTAATGAGATATGAACGTATTAAGTTTATTTGATGGTATGTCCTGTGGACAACAAGCATTAGAAAGAGCAGGAATAAAGGTTGATAAATACTTTGCATCTGAAATTAAATCTCATGCAATTCAAGTTACTCAGCATAATTATCCAAATACTATACAACTTGGAGATATTAGAAATATTAAAGCATCTGATTTACCACAAATTGATTTATTGATTGGAGGTAGTCCATGTCAAGATTTTTCACAAGCAAATAAAGAAAGAAAAGGATTAGAAGGTCAAAAATCAAGTTTATTTTATGAATATTTAAGATTACTTGATGAATGTAAACCCAAGTATTTTTTACTTGAAAATGTTAGAATGGATGATTTTTCTTATAATACTATTAGTCATTTATTAGGAACTTTCCCTGTGGATATTAATTCAAGTTTATTATCTGCTCAAATGAGGCAAAGAAGTTATTGGACTAATATAGGACCAGCAGAAAATGATTTATTTGGAATGAGATATTGTAGTATTCCACAGCCTTTAGATAAAAAGATATTTTTAAAAGATATACTTGAACAAGGATTTTCAGACAGGAAAAAAGCCATGTGTTTATTAGAAAGTAATTCAAGACCATTAGCAACACCAAGTAAAATGGCTAAAAGATATTTTGAAATTGGCATGGCTAATTTAGTATTTAAAGATTCTGAAACATTTTTAAGAGTTAAGGAAGCAACAAAAATTGGTTTTATAGATATTGCAGAAAATGAAGCAGTAGATTTATCCTATCCAACATCTAAAACAAGAAGGGGGAGATTAATGAAAAATAAATCTAATTGTTTATTAAGAAATAATGAATATTTTGTTTTTCAAGATAATGATATTAGATATTTTACTCAATTAGAATTAGAAAGATTGCAAACTGTAAAGGAAGGATATACATCTATTTTGTCAAGAAATAAAGCAGCCTGTTTACTTGGAGATGGCTGGACGGTAGATGTAATTGTACATATTTTAAACTATATAAAATGAAAAAGAAACTAATTTTATTTACTGCTTTAATTTCAATATCTTTAATTTATTATTTAAATAATAATGAAGTAGTTGAACAAAAACCTATTATCGTTAAAGAATTTGTAATCATTACTCAAGAAGATATTTATATTGATAATATGGAAAAAGGTAGGTACACAAGTCATGGAAGATTAAAAAACAATAAATAAAATGATAAAAACAAGAGTAGGTAAAATTGTCAAGGTTAAGAATCAGGGCAAAAAAGCAGGAGCAAATGAAACTTATCAAGCAGTAATTTTAAATAGCAATGGGCAGTACAATCCATTTTTATTTACAGATGCTGAAATTGCAGTTGCTTATGAAAGAGGTCGCAAGAATATTGAAGACCAAGTATCTCGAAGTATGATTTCAATGGTTTTAGATTAAAAATATGAAGAAAATTAAATTGATGCACTACCAACTTGATGGTGAAATATGTGTTGTAGATTACAATGACTTAAAGGTTTCCTATTATGGAAACAATGGTCATCACTATAATTTACTTGGAGCAGTAAGCGACAGGATTGAAGCATTCTTAATGCGAAGGAAATGGAATAAAATTACTGCAGATCGGTTTGCTAAATTAAAATTAGAGATTGATGAGAAACGAACACGAGCATAAATTACAAGTTGCCATTTGCAAATGGTTAGATTTTACACAAGATTTCTACTATTACTCAATACCAAATGGAGGCGCAAGACATAGGCTGGTAGCAATTAAATTAAAGATGGAAGGTGCAAAGGCAGGTGTTGCAGATATGTTCTGGATGGTACACAACAATAATTGGAATGGTTTATTTGTTGAAGTTAAGATTGATAAAGGAACACAACAACCAAATCAAAAAGCATTTCAAGAAATTGCATTAGCACATAAGTATTATTATGCCATAGTTAGATCTATAGATGACTGCGAAAGTTTAATAAAGAAATTTAAAGCAAATGAGATTTGAGTGAGAACTATAAAAATGCAATTAAATGGATTGATAAAATGTTAGAAAATCCAACAAAGCAAATTAAAATTAATTGCGCAACTTATTTAGATTTAAACTTTAGTCTTCAAATTAACAAAAATAGAATACTTATGAATGATGGTTCATCATATTCTGCATATAGACAGACAAAAAAAATAAAAGATTATTTGCAATTGCAAGATTAATTTATTAAACTTTGCGCATGAAGAATGAAAACCTTATTAATCACCCAGAACATTATCAAGGTAATGGTATTGAAGTCATTGATATAATTGATTCATTTAATCTTAATTTTAATCTTGGAAACTCAATCAAGTATATTTTAAGAGCAGACAAGAAAGGAAATAAGAAACAAGATCTCGAAAAGGCAGTTTGGTATTTAAATCATGAGTTAAAAAAATACAATGGATAATCTTGTCATTACTGGTATTTTCGTAGGAGTCTTGGAAATACTTTTTGTTTTAATATATTTAGTCCTATTTCTAAAAAATAAAAAGTGAACGGTATAGACCACCTTGTTAAGCGACATAGACATTGGATAAACATTGTCAGGAAGTTTGGCGAGTTGACCTATGCAGAAGACATAGTACAGGAAGCCTACATTAAAATCTTAGATAAAAACAAAGATATTAACGAGGCTTATTTTTATTATACATTAAGAAGCCTAACGGCTGATTTATCAAGGGTTAAAATAATAAAGGTAGAGTTTACAAAAGAGATTGAATACCTAATTTCAGAATATGAAACAGAAGATTTAATCATTGAATCGACTAAACCTTATTTTGATTACATAGCAACTTGGGACTATTACGATCAGATGCTATTTTCAGTTTATTTAAAAAAAGGAATATCAATGCGTAAGATGTCAAGAGAATCTGGCATTTCATTCACATCAATTTATAATTCAATCAAAAATTGTAAAAACAAATTACGACAATGGGCAAAAGAAAATCACAAGGACTTGGAGATTCAATAGAAAAGTTCACAGAAGCAACAGGCATTAAAGCAGGAGTAGACAAATTAGCAGAGGCAATAGGTTTTGATTGCGGATGCGACAAAAGAAAGGAAGTTTTAAACAAATTATTTCCTTATAATAATCCTGAATGTTTATCAATTGAAGACTATGATTATTTAACAAAATTCTTTGCAGAGAATCATGAAACGATTACACCAATGATTCAAGCGGAATTGGCTGAAATTTATTCTAATGTCTTTAATGTTACTTTGCAACAAACAAGTTGTGATTCATGCTGGCGAGATACAATAGGCAAATTACGCAAAGTGTACATGGAGCATGATAATGAAGCCTGATGAAAGAGCAAGGGTAATGTATATTAATTGTCTGTATTACACAGGCACCAAGACAATGGCTATTCAATGCGCATTGTATATTGTTCAAATGATTATTGAGCAAAAACTTAAAATAGATGACAAAATTTATTGGAAGTTAGTTAAAGAGGAAATATACTTAATAGAGATTTAATTTGGATTTCAATTTTTTTCAAATGGAAGAATTAAAAAAACAAAGGGGAGGCGCAAGACCAAATTCTGGTAGATTAAAGAAAGATGAAGTAATTACTTTAATTGAAACTATGGATGCAGTCAAAGTACCAGAGGCAATTTGGATTAAGTTAGCAGAACGAATTGAAGATGGAGATACCAATGCCATTAAGACTTGGCTACAGTACAGGTATGGTATGCCAAAGCAAGTTATAGATCAAAACAATACACACACAATAAACGATTTCGACATAAAAGATATTGTAAAATTTGAGTGATAAATCTTAATGATAAATATAAGCCGTTATTTTATTCAGATTCAAGATACTATGTAATTACTGGTGGTCGTGGTTCTGGTAAATCGTATGCTTTAAACTCATTTCTTTTGCTTCTAACGTATGAAGTAGGTCATGTGATACTATTTACAAGGTACACACTTACATCTGCTCATGTGTCAATCATTCCAGAGTTTACAGATAAGATTGAAACGGCAGGACTGGAAGATCATTTCTATATTACAAAGGATGAAATTATTAATACTCAAACTAATTCAAGGATAATATTTAAG